CTATCGAACGGCAGGGTGACATGATGGCGCAGATGTTTGACTCAGGTAGGCAAGCGTTCGAAACTAGTATGTCAGGTGCTATTTCAAAATTCTTGAAAGGAGAAGAGACAAGTATAACAGATCTATTCTTGGGCATTGGGAAATCCGTAGTAGATGCAATGATAGATTCTTTCTCCAAAAGTTTGACTGAGAAAATAATGGGTTTTATACCTGGGTATAAAACAGCAGACCAGAAAACAGAAGCAGCAATATTAAAAGGCCACACAGATGGGTCTGCTAAAGTAAAAGAAGAAATTATAGCGGGAATTGAAGCAGCAACTCCTATATTTACTAAGGCTTTAGATGCTGCTGCGAATAGATTTGCTCAGGCAATTCGTGATGCTTGTGCGTCTTGCACTTGTGCGGAAGAAGGTGCTAAGGCTGGTATTGAAAGAGCTCTACCAGTGGCTCAAACGATAATGCCAAAAAATGGGTATGCGGATATAGACACCTATGATACAATGTATGCAGCGGATATGGCTCGTCAAAATGCTGAGTGGGTACCTTCATGGAAAGACCCTAATAACCCGAATTATGATGGTCCTGCCGTGGACGCGGGGACGGGAACAAGTAATGTAATTCATGCCGAAGATAGATTTGCGGGAGAATTATCTTTCTCAGAAGGGCACGCGAGTACCTTTGGCGATGGTGCTTGGGGAAACGCATCCTCGTGGATATCTGAGCCAGGAACAGGAGGCTTGGGCGCAGACGGGGGGATACAAAAAGTACTCAATGTAGATGAATCGGGTTTCCCAGTTGGCCCTGCTGCTGTTGATGCTGCACTAGGGGAAGAAACAGGCGGGTTTAACAGCCTTAAAAGTGGTGATGGGCCCACAGAGATTCCACTAGGAGGAGGCCCCGGTGAAGAAGATCCTAAAAAAGAGAATACTGAGGCATTAAAGAAGAATTCAGCTATGACTTTAAAAACTGCCCTGGGACTTGGGATGGCAGTTACAGCATTAGCTGGAAATAGTAAAGCAGGGCAAGCATTGCAAAAAATAATGGCAGCAGTCTATTTATTTGATCAGGTAAGGTCCTTATGGGATAAATTTAACGCATCGAAGGAAACTGTTGAAAGCAGTGCCAATACTGGAGCAGTATTGGCCAATACGGTTGCTGTAGCAGCCAATACGGTAGCGCAAGCAATACCATTGAAAACAGGCCTATATCCTCCTTTAGGATACGCACATGGAGGAGTTGCAAGAGGCCCTAGGGCAGGTTACCCTGCTATACTACATGGAAACGAAGCAGTAGTTCCTTTGCCGAATGGCAGAGATATACCTGTTACTTTCCCGAAAGGCGCTGGGGGAAGTGGAACACAAAATAATAATGTAGGAATTACTGTGAATATTGATAATCAAGGGCAGACTTCAACTGATACGGAAAGTGACGATCAAGAAGCAGGACTGCTTGGAGAAAGACTTGCTTTTGTTGTTCAAGAGGAATTAATTAACCAAAAGCGTGCTGGGGGCCTTCTTAGCCCATATGGAGTAGCTTAATGGCTGATATAGGATTTCAAATTTCTGGTACAAATATAACTACAGCAACTATTCGTCCTGATAACGACTTAACACGGTCTTCAAAACCCAAAGTTCGTATAGTAAGATTTGGTGATGGTTATGAACAACGTGGAACAGAGGGTATGAACCACATTCAGCAAACCTTTAAAGTAGCAATGAAAAACAGAGAGAAGAGTATAGCTGATGACATTGTAAAGTTTTTTGAAGATAAGGGGGGAGTAACAAGCTTTGACTTTACCTTTCCAGATGAGAATAGTTCCACAAACGATAGCGATGGAAATGCTGTTTCAACAGTAAAAGTAGTCTGTGCTACTTGGTCAATTCAGTATGCATATGGCTCTCATTATAATGTAAGCGGAACTTTTAGAAGAATATATGGCGTATGAGTAACTCAAATTTAATAGTAACAGATACCCAATCCTTAGAGATAAGTAGTCCTTTAGTTGAGTTATACGAGCTTGAGTACGACTCTACGACAACACTTTATTTTCATCCTGGGTTAAGTTCAGCGGTAAGAATTACTAAGTTAGATAGTACTACAGCTACTTTAACTAGTTCTCAAACTCTATCCGTGGGCACAACTCTTACTTTTAAAGGGTTGGATACTTCAGGATCAGAAGTTTCCGTATCAAAAACTGTTTCAGGAGGTAACCCTGCTATTAATACTGTTATATTAAATTCCGCTTCTGATTTAAAAGTGGGTATGATTATAACTGGGCCAGGAATAACAGATACAGACTATTCTCCAATAGTGTATGATGGGAATACTTATTATGCACTTCCATTAGAAATGACAGATTTGAAGATAAGTACTACAGGAGCACAGAATCGTCCAACAATAACTATTGGAAATGTAGAATCTATTATTCGTAAAAGCTCTGTTTTTCAAAATGCAAATGATGGGGGGAATGATGGTCTAGCAGATTTTAATCTTGATAGCTTAATTGGTAAAAGAATTACAAAAAGGCAAACTCTTGAAAAATATCTAACTATTGATCCTGCTATAGTTAGTACTAAAGCAACTGTTGAATTTCCAAAGCGTACATATATTATTGACATGATTAAGGCACGAACAGCAGAAGTAGTTGTATTTGAATTAGCAAATCCGTTTGATTTAGAAGGAATTACATTACCTAACCGACAAGTAATTGGGAAATATTGCCCATGGATATATCAAGGGTTATCCTTTGATACGCCTTCAGGGGGTTGTTCCTGGGCAGCTAATAGTTTAATAAATATTGACGACGATGGAACAGATAGAAAATACTACCCTTTCTTCACTGATCTTGATGAGCCTATCATTTGGAAATATTTAATTCATAATTCGTCAAGTCCAACTACTATTCTCAGTGGAAAAACACATTCAGGAAGTGCAGGAACCTCATATGCTTCAGGTGCGTTAGTTGCACTTTCGGACGGTTCAGGGGGTTTTACATATTGGAGATCAGAAACTGCTTCAAATACTACAGTTCCGGCTATAACTAATAGTCTATGGCAACAAGTAAGACTTTATGAGCCTTGGGTATCAGGGCTAACTTATTCTACAAATGATTATGTTATTCACCCAGTAAATAATGCAGCTACAAAAGCCGATACTTCTTTTGACATTCTTTCTACAACTACTATTTATCAAGCTGCACTTGAGAATAGCACGGAGACTCCTTCAAATAAATCTTACTACTGGAAAAGAGGTGATGTATGTGGAAAACTATTGAATTCTTGTAAGCTACGGTATCAGTTCAAAACAGAGGGAGGAAGTAATAGTGATACTCATTACACTACACCAAAAGTAGATGTAGATACAAAACAAGCATTACCCTTTGGAGGATTCCCCGGTAGCCGCAAGATATAATGAATATCCATGAAATAAAAGAACACTTTGACAAAGAGTACCCACGAGAAGGATGTGGAGTAATTGCAGTTGTAAAAGGTAAAAAACAGTGGTTTCCAGTAACTAATCTAGCCGAAGACAATGATGACTTTATAATGGATTCAGATGAGTATATCCGACTCATGATCTCAACTGATATAATTGGAATTGTACATAATCATATAGATGCAAGTCCAGAGCCGGGAGAAACAGATATAGAAGCATGTAATACTTTAGGAATCCCCTATTATATTTTTAGTTATCCTGATATGGAGTTAAAAGTTGTAGAACCAGATAAGAATTTTACAGAGTTATATGGAAGAGAGTATAAGTTTGGAGTAGCTGATTGTTTTGAAGCAATGAGAGACTATTTACATAAGAAAGAAATAAAAATACCCCCTAGAGCTTTATTCGAAGATAGTTGGTATACTAAGGGATTAGACTATTTTTGTCCAGAAGTAATTAAGAACTGGGGAGGTCAAGAAATTAACTTGTCCGAACTACAAGAGAATGATGTACTAATTTTTAGAGTACAAGAAGAAATAAATAATCATTGTGGTGTTTATATTGGAAATGATATATTCTACCATCATGCTGTAAACAGGTTATCATGTAGGGAAAATTTATTCCCGTTTTGGCAAGAATATTTAGTAGGAGCTTATCGTTATGTTGCGTAAATTATACTTAGAGGGAGATATGGGTGAAAAATACGGAAGGGTTGCCGAAGTAAAAGCAACTACTGTTCGTGAAGTCATACAGTATCTAGACGCAAACCATAGCGGGGTAAAAGAATATTTGTTAGATAAACATGATAAAAACATTGGTTTCACAATAAAAATTGCTGATGAGTATGTAGAAGACGACAGAGAATTATTATTACCCTTAGACAAAGGGGATATAGTTATTACTCCGGTTCCTGTAGGTTCTAGTGGTGCAATTAAAACTATACTTGGGATAATTCTTGTAGTTGTTGGGTATATTCTCCAAGCCACCCCCTTTTTTGTAGTGGGCCAGTGGATGATAGGAGCCGGCCTTGGTCTGATGGCTATGGGTATTGCAGAAATGATGGCGCCAGACCCTGCAACAGATAACGCGGTAGAGAATAAAGAGGGGTATCTATTTCAAGGGGCACAACAAATTATTCCAGAAGGTAACCCGGTGCCCGTCTTATACGGAGAATTACGTGTTCCGGGCCAGCCGGTTACGTTTAATTTACGAAACAGTTCGGAAGGGTTTCTGTCAAGTACTTCAAATGCGGGTACTATGACAACAACTGCAGATTCTGAGGGAAACTTATTCTTAGTTCCAGCATTCGTGGTTGAGGTATAGTAATGACGTATCCTAATTTTGACTGGACAAATGTAAATGTAACTCCTCTTGATCCTGCACAGGCAGCGAACATGCCCTCTGATATTCAGGAAGTTTCTATAACTGATTTAATTTCTGAAGGTCCAATTGAGGGTTTAGTTAATGCTGAAGCTTCGGTCTATTTAGAAGGAGATCAACTATATAATATAGACAAAATTACAAAAGAGAGTGCTAAAGCCTCAGTTACAGGTAAACCTTATTCTATTAGTTTTTCTGCCGCATCTTCTGAGAATCAACCTGTAACTGCATCAATGAAAGATCGCGCAGGTGCTACTGCATATTACAATGATTTAAAAGAAACTTATACTGATGCTCGTACGTATCGGTGGTTAACAGTTTTTGGAGTGCATTCAAGTAGGGTAAAAATTGAAAGAATTAATACACGAACTGTCAGGGGGGCAGAATTCATTACAACCCTGG